TTATAAGTAATAACACACACAGCGGACTTACAGCATTACAACATATAAACAATTGGAAAAGGATTTAATAGATGACCTCTAACGAAGAAATAAATGTAACAAAAAGAAACGGTAGGGGGAAGGAGTCCTTAAATATTGACAAGATTCATTCAATGGTTGGATTTGCAACAGAGGGTATTACAGGGGTTAGTGCTTCTCATGTTGAGATGAATAGTGGGTTACAATTCTTTGACGGCATATCAACAGATGATATACAACAAATTTTAATTAAGTCAGCAAATGATTTAATAAGTTTAGATAATCCTAATTATCAATTTGTTGCGGCTAGATTACTATTATTTTCACTTCGTAAAAATTTATTTCACAGATTATGGGAACACCCAAATTTTATAGACCACATTAAAAAACTCGTTGATTCAGGATTGTATGACAAAGGTATATTAGAAAGTTATACTGAAGCAGAGATTGATAGAATGGGTATGTGGGTTGACCATGAAAGAGATTATAGTTTTACTTATGCAGGATTAAGACAAGTCATGGATAAGTACCTAGTACAAGATAGAAGCAATGGTGAGATTTTTGAAACACCACAGTTTATGTATATGATGATATCTGCTACATTATTCGCAAAGTATCCAAAAGAAAGTAGATTGCAATATGTCAAAAAATACTATGATGCAATCAGTAGATTTAAAATTAATATTCCCACGCCTGTTATGGCAGGTGTTCGTACTCCTCTTAGGCAGTTTGCGAGTTGTGTATTGGTTGATAGTGATGATACTCTTTCTAGTATCTTTAGTTCCGATATGGCTATTGGTCGTTATGTTGCCCAAAGAGCAGGTATTGGTATCAATGCAGGAAGAATTAGAGGAATCAATTCAAAAATTCGTGGCGGTGAGATACAACATACTGGTGTCATTCCTTTCCTTAAAAAATTTGAAGCAACGGTTAGGTGTTGTACACAAAACGGAGTTAGAGGAGGTTCAGCAACAGTTCACTTCCCAATCTGGCATCAAGAAATAGAAGATATACTTGTTTTAAAAAATAATAAAGGTACAGAGGATAATAGAGTAAGAAAACTAGACTACTCTATACAAATATCTAAATTGTTTTATGAAAGATTTATTAAAGATGAAGATATAACTTTATTTTCTCCACATGAAACACCTGGTTTATATGAAGCATTTGGTATGCCAGAGTTTGATGAGATGTATGAAAAGTACGAAAGAAAAACATCAATCAGTAAAAAGAAAATTAGAGCTCAAACTCTATTCATGGACTTATTAAAAGAACGAGCAGAGACAGGTCGTATTTACATTATGAATATTGACCATTGTAATACTCACTCATCATTTAAAGATAAAATTTATATGTCTAATCTATGTCAAGAGATTACATTACCAACAACACCTATAAAACATATAGATGACCCTGATGGTGAGATTGCTTTATGTATTCTATCTGCTATCAATCTAGGTTTAATAAAAGAGAAAGATGAATTAAAAGACTTATGCGATTTATCTGTAAGAGCACTAGAAGAAATAATTGATTATCAAGAGTATCCAGTAGAAGCTGCAAAGAAATCTACACTTGCAAGAAGAAGTTTAGGTATTGGTTACATAGGTCTTGCTCATTTCCTTGCAAAAAACAAAGTTAAATATGATGACAAAGAAGCATGGAAACTAGTTGATGAAATTACAGAGGCATTTCAATACTATCTATTGAAGGCAAGTAATACATTAGCGAAAGAAAGAGGTGCTTGTGAATACTTTGATAAGACTAAATATAGTGATGGCATTCTACCAATAGATTCATATAAAAAAGATGTTGACGATATCGTCAATAGAAAGTTAAGTTATGATTGGAATTCTCTTAGAAAGGATATCAAGGAAAGTGGATTACGACACTCGACACTATCGGCCCAAATGCCGTCAGAGAGTAGTTCGGTTGTCTCAAATGCTACGAACGGTGTTGAACCGCCTCGTGATTATCTTTCAATTAAAAAAAGTAAAAAAGGAACACTCAAACAAATAGTTCCTGATTACAACCGACTAAAGAATTTCTACACATTATTATGGGACATGAAAAGTAACGAAGGTTACATTAATACAATTTCTGTTATGCAGAAATATTTTGACCAGGCAATAAGTGGAAACTGGAGTTACAATCCAGAGAACTATAAAGACGGCGAGGTGCCGACTTCGGTAATGGCAAATGACTTATTAACTACATATAAGTTAGGTTGGAAAACTTCATATTACCAAAATACATATGACGCAAAATCAGATGTAGATGACCCATCACATTCAGTTGGTTGGCATGATGATGTAAAAGATAATACTAAACCTATAGAGGAATTTAAAACAGATGACCAAGATGAAGAATCATGTGAGGCGTGTACAATATAATGTCTAAAACATTCAATACAAAAAAAGTAGATTGGCTAAAACAACCTATGTTCTTTGGCGAAGAACCTAATACACAAAGATATGACCAACAGAAATATCCTATTTTTGAAAAATTAAATCAACAACAGTTAGGTTTCTTTTGGCGACCAGAAGAAATATCTCTACAAAAAGATAGAAACGATTTTCAACAATTAACAGATGAACAAAAGCATATCTTTACATCTAATCTAAAGTATCAAACACTATTAGATAGTGTACAAGGTCGTGGACCATGTCTGGCATTTCTACCATTTTGTAGTTTACCTGAATTAGAATCCATGTTAGTTGCATGGGACTTTAGTGAGACAATACATAGTCGTTCTTATACTCACATAATGAAGAATGTTTATTCAGACCCAACAGCAGTATTAGATACTATTATTGATACACCTGAAATTATGGAAAGGGCAAAAACTGTAACCGAAGCATATGATAAGTTTATAACTTATGCACATCAATATCGTTTATTTGGTAAAGGCAACCAGTATGAATTAAAGAAACTATTATATCTGACACTAATAAATGTGAATATACTAGAGGGTATTAGATTTTATGTTTCATTTGCTTGTTCGTTTGCATTTGGTGAATTAAAACTTATGGAAGGTTCTGCTAAGGTTATATCTCTAATCGCTAGAGACGAAAATTTACATCTTGCAGTATCACAAAACATTATAAATAACTATCGTAAAAAAGAAAATGATAAAGAAATGCTTAAAATTATGAAAGAATGTGAACAACAAGTTTACGATATGTATGATACAGCGGTTCAACAAGAAAAAGATTGGGCAAAGTATTTGTTTAATCAAGGCTCTATGATTGGTCTAAATGATGTATTACTAAATCAGTATGTAGAATATATGGCAAACAAGAGAATGAAGGCAATTGGTCTAAACGCTGTTTATGACCAACCCGCTAATCAAAACCCACTACCTTGGACCCAACATTGGTTGAATAGTAGAGGACTTCAAAATGCACCACAAGAAACTGAGATAGAAAGCTATATCGTTGGTGGTATAAAACAAGATGTTGAAAAAGAAACATTCAAAGGATTTAAACTATGACAAGAAACCCCAGCTTAAAAACTGTATGTGAGGATTGCTCAGCCACATACATAGTAAAACATGATTTACCAGAAGATTATATAGAGCAATTTTGTCCATTCTGTGGTCATGAACACGAAGAAGTTGAAGATACGGTAACAGATATTGATGACAACTGGGACTAAATGGACCTATGAGGGTAAAGTAGTTGAAGAACTTCCAGAAGGTTGTGAGGCTTTTGTTTATCTAATAACAAATCTAGTTGACCATAAAAAGTATGTGGGTAAGAAGTTAGCAAAATTCAAAACTACAAAGAAACCACTTAAAGGTCGAAAGAATAAAAGAAGAGGCACAAAAGAAAGTGATTGGAAAACTTATTGGGGTTCAAACTCCCACTTAGTTGATGATGTACTTAGACTAGGTGAACATAGATTTACCAGAGAAATCCTATACTATTGTCCTACTAGGGGTGTTGCAAGTTACTTAGAAGCACAAGAACAATTTGAGAGAAAAGTCTTAGAAACTGATGAATATTATAACGGTATTATCAATGTTCGTATCGGTGGTTCAAGTATTTTAAGAGAATCCCTCAAAAATAAACTGAAATAATTCCAATTAATTCCAATTAATTTATAAACCCCTGATTTTACTACCTTTTTTAGTCCATTTTTATTGGAATAATGCTTGCATTACACTCTGTTTTGTTGTATAATATATGTATATTATGAAAAAAAGTGAGAAAATAATGGAATATAATGATGTGTTTTTAATGAAAGCGTGGGACCATGAGAACAATGTTCAAGTGGAAACTGAAGGTACTTACAAAGGTGAATGTGACCATCCTGATTTAGGGACAATGGTGTTCGTTGAATTTGCGAACAAAGACTGTCATCAGGAAGATTTGTATAGCGATGAGAAAGAAGAAACAGTAGAAATGGGTGGTCAAGATTTTTTCAAACGAATCATTCGTCCTGTTTCAACCAATAACCCTGCTGATGCACCATTAACATTTGGTGATTTAGGGCAATACGCTCACGAAGAAAGTCAGGCTACATCTTAATGATTTCCACTAGTAAAAGTTAATGAAAAAAGACTTGTTTTTACCTTACTTTTACGATATAATAGCTACATAAACAATTGAAAAGGATACTACATTATGAACATTATGAAAAAATTTAAATTATATCAAATACATACGACAGAAGAAGAAGACAACCTTATCAATGCAGAAGGTCATGACGCTGTTCCTAAACATAAAATGCATTTAGATATGACTTTTCGAAAACAAGAAGACACAGGTGCTATTGCAAAACAAGCATTTGACTTAGGTTATTATTCTCATGTTAGTAATATTATTGCTAAGAGTTTTGAGGGCGTCTTTTCTGTGGGCAACATGGGACCAGAATCACAAATCGAAAGATTTGCTGATTGTAATATGTATTCTGTAAGTGTTGGCGATATTGTTGAAGATGAAGATGGCAACAAATCTGTTGTTGCCGGTATGGGGTTTAAGGAGGTTGCGTAATGTTTAAATTGACAAAGTTATTAATTGCAATCTATCTAGTCTTCTATTGCTTTTTTTATTCTTTATCTGCTTTAGCTCATGACTATAACGAGGCAGTTGTTGGTCATGTAATTCAACAAGAAGTGCAAGGTAATTCAGTTGACTCATCTGTATTCGAGGCAGAAATGCAAAGGGTTGGTCACAGGTATTCTTTAGAAATGATATCTGTTTTACAAAAATATTTACCATCTATGTTAGATAGTATTTCAGCAGAGTTGAGAGCAAAAGCAGATAAGAATTACAAATGTGCTTTACAATCAGATGAATATAAAAATAAGGAGTGTAAATAATGTTTCATGTAGTTTATTCTAGACACTATTGGGACCATCAAAATGGCAGTTATGGTACATTCCCAAATACTTATACTCTATACAGAAATGTAACATATTCTCAAATAGAGATTATGCAAAATAAATGTGCTGAGCTAAAAGTAAATGCTGATAAAGTATATGCTGACTATGAAAGTAAACAAGATTGCAAATCGGATCCTGAACAATTTGATAGGTCCGAAGTTTATATCATAGATGACAGAGACTATTTTAAAACATATAGGGATGTATATCCTGATGTTTACATTGGACCTGCTGGTCTGATACCAGCAAAAGAAGATTATTACTATAGTTATGGTCAAAAAACTGATTTTATGTTAATAAAAGATTTTGATGAGTTTTATACATGGTACGCTAAAGACTGGACACAAGAACAGATACAAACAGAGTATAAAAAACGAGATAAGGAAACTGCTTGACAACTATACTATAATAGTATATAATTATATTATTAACAAGGATATATTATGGGTTTATTTTATGTACATATACCTAAGAGTTTAGGTATGAAGAAGAAGAAACTACCTAAAGCGTTAGGTATGAAGAAGATGAGCAAATCACCTAAAACAAAGAGATTATTAGAGGCGAGAGCCAAACACAGAAAATTTTTAATTAATCACGGTATTAATCCTGATAAAAAACTTTCTGATATCAGAAAAGAAAGTCAGAATCGTTCAGTATTTCGTGATACATCTCTAGTTCGAAAATCTACTGTTATTAACAGCACCATAAAATCACTTGACACATCTAAATTACAAGGTTCAGGCGGTACTAAACCACTTAGTAACTGGCGATTAGAAGAATCTAAAAAGTTTACAGTTGCACCTGCTTATAATAAAGGTGCATATCAAGTTATCACTAAAGACGGTATTAAGGATATAGGCAGATAATATGTTAGCTAAATCTTATGATGTTGTCTATTATGACGAAAGTGGTGAAAAAGAAATTGTCAATAGTTTGCCTACATTAGAACAAGCAATAGCAGTTTACTTCCAGTGTATGGAAGGTGATAAAGAAGCACAAACGAATTTTAGCTATGATATTGAAGAAGGCTTCGTAGGAGTTCCAGGTGTTTAGAATATTAATAATACTAATGCTATTAGCAGTATTAGCTACATTAGTAAATGGTTGTAGTAAACAAATACTACCAACACCTTTTGGTGAGATAAATGTAATTGGAAACTTAATAGACTTAATAACTGATGATGAAGAAGAAATAGAAACAGAGACAGAAGAAAAAGATGTTCCGATTAAAGCTGAAAGAATGGTAATTGGGGAAGACGGAGAAGTTTATCTTATGGGACCTAAAAAAGAATCATGGATTGTTACAGGAGAAGAAGATGATACACGATAACGAAAGACGAGACGAAGATTGGATTAATCCACCTGAACCAAAAGAAGATATTGAACCTGATGTAGATGCTATCAATGATGAAATATGGTTAAGAAAAAAAGAACAAGAAGAAAAAGATGAGAAAGAAAAAAAAGAAGAAAATGGCATGTACATATGGTTAAGAAAAAAAGAAGAAGAAAATGAATAAAATTTTATTAATACTATTAACACTATCTACAATTGGTTGTAGTCAAAATCAAGTCAAATCTCATATAGGAACTGGTGCTGGTGCAGTAGCAGGATATGCTACTTGCACAGGATTACTTAATACAAATGTGCCACTAACTGCTGCTTGTGCTGTGGTCGGTGCCATGTGGGGTTCAACATTGTTTTATAAAAATGATATGAATACACACACAGCAGTATTTGTAGATACACTAAACACAGCACCAGGCAAAAGGTCTCATACAAATTGGGGTAACTCTGCTAATGGTAATTGGGGTTCTATAACAATCAATAGAAGTTATGTAAATCATAATTTCAGATGTAGAGATTATGAGTCAGTTATTAGTATCGAACATTCTTGGCCTATGAATGGCGTATCAAGAGAGAGTGAAGCTGGAACAGCATGCCAATTACCAGACGGTCGTTGGAAAATAACAGAGAGTACAAATTCATGAAGATTATAATTGATAAAGTAATACAATGGCACGAAGATAGAAATTTAATTGAAGGTTCTACTGATAAAGACCAAGTCTTAAAGTTGCAACAAGAGCTTGGTGAGTTGAGTGATAGTGTTTGTAAACAAAAAGATGTGAAAGATGACTTAGGCGACATGATGGTTATTATGTTAAATATAATGAAAAGAAATAATGTTACAATGGAAGAATGTTTAGAGACAGCATATAATGATATCAAAGATAGAAAAGGTAAAATGGTCGATGGTATTTTTATTAAAGAAAAACCTGATTTTTTTAATGCTAAAAGATATGATTTCTCAAACTGGTCGGAAGAGTAATGCGAGACCCTCGAAAATCACAGGTGCTACAATCAATGCTACTATTGATAATTTTGTTATTATTATTTAAGTCTTGTGCAGTTGCAGGTGAGAAATCAAAATGGTTGAATGAGAATCCTTGTATGATAAAAGTTATAATTAAAGAGAAATGTTTAGATAGTGAATGTTTAATAACAGAGACAACAAAAGAAGAAGTATTGGAATGTCGAGACGGATATGACGGACCTAACTATTGGGAACTATTTGCCCAATTTTATTATGCAGACTTAACTACTCCTGCTTATTGCAGGCAGTATGCGAGACCAGACCATCCTTTTAAAACACCTGGGATGATTTGTTTAAGTGAAAATGGTGTTTGGGAGAAGAAATAATGTATAAATTGTTAGTTACAATAACTTGTATAGTTGTTTTAACGATACATTGGGGTGAATTTTCTGAGAAAGTAAACTTAGCAAAATTTTTAAAAATTACAGATAATGTAATAAATGAAGTGAAGGAGTAAAAAACATGATGAAAATTATATTAATAGCTTTAACATCAATGGCTGTAATAGGTTGTAGTAATACTTATGAAGTCAAACAAGAAGCAAACATAAAAAATAATCGTTTATTGAATGAGGTGCCTCAATGGTATATTGACGCTTCAATTGATGAGGGTATTCTTTTTGATAGAGATGCTGAAAAGTATATCTACTCAGTAGGTCAAGGAACAAGTCCTGATTTACAATTAGCAATTTCTAAGGCGACACTAATTGCAAAAGCAAGTCTTGCTGACCAGTTGAAAGGCGAAATGAATCAAAGAAGTGAACTATATACTACTGAGGTTGGTTCAAACAAGAACATACAAGTTGCTTCGAAAGTTGAAGACACAATTGTTAATATTGTTGCAAAGACTATGGTTCAAGGTTATGAACAATGGGAGAAGGCAGTATATGAAACACCATTAGGACAATATAGAGTTTATATTGGTTTAAAAATGGGTGTTGGTGACGCCAACAGATTAGCAGAATATATTGCTGAAAATGCAAATAATGATGTTAATATTGATGTATTAGCAGAAGCGGCGATACAAGAAGTAATTATTACAGATGAACCAGTTAATTAAAATGATTACAGTTTACAGCAAACCAAACTGCCCTTATTGTGAAAAGGCCAAGTATTTATTAAAGAATCTTGGTCTACAATATGAGGAAAAAGTGGTCACTAAAGATTTATCTATTGATGAATTATATAAAGTGTTAGGAAAACAAGTTAGAACTATACCACAAATAGTTATGAATGATATTCATGTAGGTGGTTATAATGAGTTAAAAGAACACTTTATTAATGAAGGTAAGATAAATTATAAAGGTGAAAAAATCTAAAAAGGTACATAAATAGTAGCATGATAAACTTTCAACAATACATATCTGAGGGTGTGTACGACCCAAATATATTCAAAGCATTCTTTCTTGCAGGAGGTCCTGGTTCAGGCAAATCATGGGTTTCTGAAAGAACATTAATGGGCATGGGATTAAAAGTTATTAATAGTGATAATGCTTTTGCAGCTGCCTTAAATAAAGAAAAAATGTCATTAAATATGGCAACAACAGATGCTAAAGAAATTGCAAGGCGTGATGATATAAGAACAAAGGCAAAAGCAAGAACTGGTGTACAGTTAAAACTTGCATTAGAAGGTCGTTTAGGTCTTATACTAGACAGCACAGCAAGAGATGTTGGAAGAATAGAATCAGAAGCAAACACAATGAGACATATCGGTTATGATGTACATATGGTATTTGTAAATACAAGTTTAGAAGTTGCTCTTAAAAGAAATCAAATGAGACCAAGAAAAGTACCAGACGCTATTGTGATATCAAATCATAAACAAGTACAACAAAATATAGGTAAATTACAAAATCTATTTGGCACAAGTAATTTTATTATTGTAGATAATAATAAAGTTGCTGAAGATGTAAACCCTAAAGTATATAAAGCGATACGAAGAATGGTAACTAAAAAACCTACATCATATCAAGCAATCTCATGGATAAAAAGAGAACTACAAAAGAAAAAAAGAGGTTAGATGGAAAAGAACTCAAATGTGATAAAGTTCCCGACAGATAGAGTTGTTTATAAGAACAAACCTGTAAAACCTCAACCATCAGAGGAAGAAGCAAGACAAATTAAAGAAGATATATTTGTTGAGCAAATAACTGAAAGTTTAATCCTAGATATCATTCATGTGCTTCAAGAAAATGTTGTTGATACTAAAACAGATGTATTTTTAAGAGACCTAGCAATAGTGATTGAAGCTACTAAAAGTTTATTAAAAAGAGACTTTGGTAGAGATTATCCAATGCAGACTATCTCTGATTCTATTGCCAAAATTCACATGCTCAAAGATGGTAGAAAAGTTACTGATATTAATTATGGTAACATTATTATTAGAAAGACAAAAGAATCTAAAAAACAACAAAAAGAAAGACAAGAAGAATTAGATATAGAATTTGAACCTGATATTACACTGGATTAATGCTTGACAACAGGTCAATAACCTGATATAATATAATTATGACATACAAAGTAAAGTTAGATGATAAAATCAAAGCACTAAATTCTACCAGAGTATTTAAAAAGGTAACACCAAAAGGTGGTCTATCTTGGTATGTTAAATGGGTGGCATGTGTATTTTTACTTATTGCAGCTTGTTTTAGAGCAGTTGGTGAGTTTAATATATTTGACTTATCTTTTAGTTTTTTAGGTGTAGTGGGTTGGCTTTGGGTAGGAATACTATGGCACGACAGAGCAATAATAATGCTGAATGCTGCTCTATCCACACTACTGTTAGTAGGAATATTAAAGGCGGTTATATAATGATTATAGTTGACATAAATCAAATAATGATATCGAACCTAATGGTTCAAATCAATGGCAGAGATGCACCTGAATTAAATGAAGACCTTGTTAGACACATGGTCTTAAATTCACTTCGTGCTCACAATAAAAAATTCAGAAAAGAATACGGCAAAATGGTTATTGCTTGTGATAGTAGTAATGTATGGAGAAAAGAAATCTTTCCTAACTACAAAGCAGGTAGAAAAGCAAATAGAGCAAAATCTGAACATGATTGGAGTATGATATTTGATATCATATCTAAAGTTAAAAATGAGATTAAAGCATTCTTGCCTTACAAGGTTATAGAAATAGAAACAGCAGAAGCAGATGATATAATTGCTGTACTAGTGAGAAAACATCAAAGTATGATAGTGCCTAACCATGAGAAAAAGGTATTAATACTATCTGGCGACAAAGATTTTATACAATTACATAATGAATGGGTTAAACAATATAATCCTGTGCTTAATAAATTTGTAGGTCAAGATGAAAATCCAAGTCTATATATTAAAGAACATATATTAAAAGGTGACCGAAGTGATGGTATACCAAATGTATTATCAGATGATAATGTGTTCGTTGAAGGTAGAAGACAAAGACCTCTAAGTAAAAAACGCATAAATAGTTGGGTAGAGGAAGTTTTTATGACCTTTACCGAAGAAGAGCAAAAGAATTACGACCGAAATCGAAAATTAATTGATTTAAGTTGTATACCTCAGACACTTGACGATAAAATTAATAATGAGTTTTTGAATGTAGAAGTAGCAACTAGGGATAAAATACTAGGTTACTTTATAAACAAAAAACTTAAAACTTTAATCGAGTCAATAGATGAATTTTAGACTCGAAAGAACTGTTAAGGAGAATGTAACATGGCAATAATAAGAAGAAATACAGATGGGACAATAGCAAGTCAAGAAGGATTTGAAACATCACAATCACCAATACAAACACAATCACACCCAGCATTATCAAATAGACGAGGTATGGCAGCAATGGCAGATGCCGGCAGAGCTATACCACCTTTAATGAGTGAGATTGCTACAAAAATAAACAACGCAAAAGATAAACCTAGAAAACTAAAAGTATTAAAAGATAATGATTCTGTATCATTAAGACAAGTTTTAAAAGGTGCTTTTGACCCAAAGATAGAATGGTTATTACCAAAAGGTGATGATATTCCATTTACTAGAAATGACGCACCAATAGGAACAGAACATACTATACTTAGACAAGAAGCAAAAAGGTTATATCTGTTTACAAAAGGTGGCGATAATACTTTGTCTAACAATAAAAGAGAAACAATTTTTATTCAAATGTTAGAAGGATTATCTGCTGAAGAGGCAGAGTTTTTAGTAGCAGTTGTACAGAAAAAAATCAATAATAAGTACAAAGGGTTTACTGCTAATCTAGTAAAAGAAGCATTCAATTGGAATGACGATTTTATGAAAAACGAGTAAACTGGCAACACTACTAACTATCGGGATTGGTCTCAAGTACGAATTTTAGTGCTTGACATCTATCCCGTTATAGTGTATTATATAAGTATATTAACAAATTATGAGAGATAATGCGTAGTTTAGATGAAATAATAATTATGTTGGGACTTGCAATAAGTGACCCATCACTATCAATTGAAAAACCAAATACTGATTATGTAGACCCAATTCAAGCAACTTGTCTTGCCGACAATGTTTATCATGAATCTAGAAATCAAGGAACTGCTGGTTGGAATGCAGTTATTTCAGTAACAATGAATAGAGTAAAAGACAAAAGGTTTCCAAATACTGTCTGTGGAGTAGTTAAACAAGGACCTACAAGAGAGTCTTGGAAACAGAATGGAACTTTCTACCCTATCAAACACAAATGTCAATTTTCATGGTACTGTGATGGTAAGGCAGATAATATACACGAAAATAATAAAAAGATATATAAGAAAATATACAAACTATCATATCTATCTTTAATTGAAGATACTCCAATACTAGACATTACTGATGGTGCAACTCATTATCATGCAGATTATGTAACACCAGCATGGGCTCGAACTAAAACAAAGACTATAGAAATCGGTGACCATATATTTTACAAATGGGAGAAGTAAATGAATTATAATAACACTTTAGAAATATTTTGGCGAAGAGCTGCAAGTTTGCAAAAGGCATATCGAAAGGCCGAGGATCCAGACTTTAAAAGAATATGGGCAGATAAACTACAAGCTCTTATGAAGAAAATTAAAAGGGTTGACAAAAAAGAATTAAACTGATATAATACTGATATGAATATATTTTATTTACATAATGATACAAAAACTTGTGCTGAACTTCATGTTGATAAACATGTGGTCAAAATGATTGTCGAATATGCACAATTACTATCCACAGCAAAACGAATGACAGACGGTATTAAATATGAAGCAAAATCAAAAACAGGCAGACGAGTGCAAAGATACCGACTCGAAAATTCTAATGAAGAAGAAATAATTTACAAAGCGGTACATTACCACCATCCTAGTGCTGTGTGGGCTCGTTCTTCTTCTCAACATTATAACTGGTTGTACTCGCTGTTCATCGAGCTTGGTAGTGAATATACCCACCGATATAAAAAAGAACATAGTACTATTAGACTGCTCAAAGACCTTTTAAAACGCCCACCAGTTAATTTAAAAGATAATGGTTGGGTAGAACCACCACCTGCTATGTCTCATTATCCACAATGCATAGTTCCTGGTGATAGTATTCAATCATATAAAAACTACTATATAGAAGCAAAGGCTTATTTTGCAAAGTGGACTTCTAGACCTATACCCGTATGGTTTAGTGAAGGAGTAGACGATTTTTAGGGGGGTACTATCGTACTAAGACAGCTGTAAAGACCGCCTAGCGGGCGGCTATGAGACTACAATTTAGGAGATAAACATGGATGCAGTAGATAATAAGATGGATGATGTAGAATTTGAAAATTTTATGAAAGATGAACATTTTATGAGTGATAAAGAATTTAAACTATTAAGTAAACAAATAAATCAAATAGAAAAGATGATAAACAATGCCAACATATAGATTTAAAAATTTAGAAACAGATATAGTTTATGAAGACTTAATGTCTATATCTGAAATGGAAAAGTTTATTAAGAAGAAACATATTGAATTATTACCACCAACTCAGATGAATATTGTATCAAGTGTCGGTAGTGTTGATAGTCATACTGACAATGGTTGGAAAGAGAATATGGCTAGAATTTCAGAAGCACATCCTAGTAGTCCACTTGCTGAACGATATGGTAAAAGAAGTGTCAAAGAATCTCAAACTCAAAACATAGTAAAAAAACATAGAGACCGTAAGTCTAAAGGCGAAGGAAGATAAATATAAATGATACCTAAAGGAAATGTATATGTCAGACCTTGATTTTTTAGATGGCTTTGAAGGTGACGGTGATTGGGGTTTTACCTCAGTCAAAGAAAAACCATCAGATGCACAATCTAAACAAACAGAAACAGTAGTAAAACAAACAGCAGATAGTACTGCCAAGGCAGTCTCTAGCGATATAGTAAGCAAATTAGATACTAAACTAGATAGAGTTTTATCTCTAATTAATGCTACTAAAACAGCAGTAAGCGACAAGAATCAAGTTGACTTAGACATTGCTAAAAAACAAATGGATGATGAATATGATTTGAGAAAAGATAATTTGGGCAAAGAACAAAAAGAAAAGTTTGCTCAATTAGAAAAACTTATAATACCATTATTAATTAAATTAGCAAAATCACCAGAAGCTTACATACATTGGCCTAACAGAGCTCAAGTAATTGAAGCTCAGCTTAAAAAGATAGTAGAAATTACAAGGGGAAAATAATGAAAAGTAATTATGATAAATGTTTGAAAACAATCTTACATCACGAAGGTGGATATGTAAATCATCCTAAAGACCCAGGTGGCGAAACAAATCTAGGTGTTACAAAAAGAGTTTATCAAGAACACGGCGGTACTAAAGATATGAAAGATTTGTTAGTTGAAGATGTGGCACCAATATACAAAAAAGGTTATTGGGATAGAATGAAAGGTGACGATTTACCTGATGGTCTAGACCTATGTGTATTTGACTTTGGTGTAAATGCAGGACCTGGTCGTGCAGCTAAATTCTTACAATCAATGATTGGCACCACAGTTGATGGTGGTATTGGTCCTAATACTTTGGCAAAAGTCGAAGAATATATCAGAGAAACTGGTGAACATGAATCTGTAAAAAAGTATCAAGAAATGAGACAAAAATATTATGAACGATTACCTACTTTTGCTACTTTTGGCAAAGGTTGGACTAGACGAGTTGAGGAAACTACAAAATTAGCGCTTGACATTATCTAGAAAACCTGTTATAATATAAGTCTAAGTTAAATAAACAGGAATTAAAATTACTATGAATAAAATGAACGCCTTTTTAAATGACAAATACGATATGAAATCGTTTAATCATATTCCATTAACAACACAACTACCTGAAATACTTACTGAAACAATCAACAAAAAAAGATACTATGTAACGCCAGATGGTAAAAAGTATCCTTCAATTACAACAGTTTTATCAGGTAGAAATAATGAAGGTCTAGTTAGATGGCGTGAGTCAGTTGGTAATGATGTTGCAAATCAGATAATGAGAACTGCAGCTAAAAGAGGTACTGCTGTACACCAATTAGTTGAGGATTATTTAAATAATGAAGAACTATCTAATCAAGATGTTTTACCAACAGCACTATTCACTATACTCAAACCTGAGTTAGATAACATAAGTAATATTAGATTACAAGAAGGCGCTCTATACAGCGACTCTTATGGTGTTGCAGGTCGTGTTGATTGTATCGCCGATTACAAAGGTGAATTATGTGTAATAGACTTTAAAACCTCTACTAAAGAAAAGAAAGAAGAATGGGTAGAAAACTATTTCATTCAAGGTTCTGCCTATTGTGAAATGTATGAAGAAAGATATAATCAACCAATAGATAAAGTTGTAATTCTTATAGTTACCGAGACTGGTGGTATACAAACATTTACAAAGTCAAAAGAAGATTATTTACCTTTATTAAAAACAGCAATAAAGGAGTTTAATGGCCAAATGAGACTGGAGTTTAATGAAAAGAACGAATCAAACACTGGTTCTTTTTAGAAGCGTTTATTGAATCTTACATTGAATTAATGCTTGACAACAGGTTAATAACCTGATATAATATGATAACATGAATAATTACATACAAATTTATAAAGATGTTTTAGACCCAAGTTACTGCAACGATTTAATTCATAGGTTTGAGAAAAATAAAGAACATCATGAGACACATGACCAAGGACCTATGTCATTCACACAAATTAATTTTAATCAACATTTAGAATATCAAGAAGATATAGGCCAACTAACAAATGTTTACAAAAAATATGTAAACAAGTATAAAAAAGACTGTGCTATACATTCAACACAATGGCCTAAACAATATGCCTTTGAACAAATCAGATTAAAAAGATATTTAGCAGACGATAAAGACGAGTTTGCACCTCATGTAGATTCAATGAATGTTGAGTCTGCTAAAAGATTTCTGGTATTTTTTATATACCTAAAAGATAATGAAAGAGGTGAAACTAACTTTCCCCAATTAGGCCTAGCATCACCATGTAAGCAAGGCTCTATGTTAATGTTTCCACCTTTATGGCCATGGGTTCAT